TTCGGCGTAGGAAGCCGCACAGGAGTGCCAGCAAGTGGCACGTTTACTCTCTCATTCGGAGGCCAGACGAGCGGAGCGATAGGATACAGCGCGACCGCAGGCGCGATCTCGTCCGCACTCAACTCACTCTCGACGATAACCGCCGCAGGCAAAGTATCCGTGGACGGCACGATGGCGACCAACTTCGTCGTTTCGTTCAACTCGGCTGGCACGCAGGGCGCGATCACAGGCAACTTTACTCGACTCATCCCGAACACAACCGCTCTCATAGACGAGCGCATCGCAGGAAGTGCCACCAACGCCGAAATCCAAGAGCTTCAACTTCGTCTTGCGCCCGCAGTCTATGAGCCAACGTGGACGGATCTCGGCACGGCATTGACCGTGAGCGTTGCGACCACGATAACCGGATCAACGCTAAACAACGAAGTCCAACGAGTCTCGTTTTCACGCGCTCCGTATCTCGGTAGTTTCCGCATAACTGCTCCGAGCTACAACGTGGATATCGCAAGCACCGTCACCGACGGCGTATTCATTTCGGCAACTAACCACGGACTGACACTCTCTCAGCCTGTGGTGCTGACAGGATTTACCGCGCTCACCGGATACACCGCAGGCGTCCAATATTTCGTTCGCTCGATCCCACAGACGACCGAGTTTTTGCTAGGCGTAACGGCAGGCGCAGTCGCGATCACGACCGGCACAGGCACGGTCACGACAGGGAGCGTAGCCACAACCATTCTACGCCAGACCGACCCGCTCGACGCAACGACGACCGCCGCGCAACTGCAAGCGGCTTTGCAAGCACTCGACAGCATTGGCGCGAACAACCTGACTGTGAGCGGCATTCAAGGCAGTTATTTTGATGTAACATTTGGCGGAGACAAAGGATTCACCGACCTTCCTACGCTCCAAGTTCAAAGCGGCTTGAGCGCAACTCCGGGCAAGACCGCAGCAGTTGATTTCAACACGTTCGGCGTTCGCGATCTGCTCCTCAACGCAACATCGGTAACGACCGAGATCGAGGTTGAACTGACGACCGCAGGCGAGCGTAGCACGATCATTCTCCAACCATGCACACTTACCGAAGAACTCATTTCGCAAGGCGGGTTGAGCTAATGGACAGCCACACTTTCCACACGTTCGTCGGTACGAGCGCACCAGCAATGGCGGTCTTGATCTCGTTCTCCGAAGTTGAAGCGTGGCTTCGCATCGCTTCTCTCTTGCTCGGAATTTGCATCGGTGCGGTATCGCTATACAAAATGTTGAAAGCTAAAAAACCATGAAGACACTATTCTCGAAATTGAAAGAACCGTCCACTATTCGCGGGATTGCAATCATCGGAGCAGTTGCAGGACTCAGCCTAGAACCAGCGAAATGGGACGCAATCGGATCCGCTCTCGCCGCGATCATCGGTCTTATCGAAATCTTCCGCAAAGAAAAATGAACGCTCGAAAAATCGCACTGTGGATGATCGTTCTCAGTTTTGCGTTTCTGGGCATGGCGTTTCTTACGTCATGCGCTGGATATGGCAGCCCGTCGGTATGTTTGAAGACGGACTACGGAACTTTCTGCTACCAACTGCCGGATATCCAAGGACTCAAAAAATGACCTTCGACGAGCGAAGCGAGATCAACTTGGCAACGCTCCATCCCGAAGCTCAAAAGGCCGCACGGGCCTTCCTAGGCGTTGCAAAGGTCATCTGCGCAAAAGTCGGTTGTGACGTTAAGATCATCAGCTGCACTCGATCCTATATGGAACAGGATGCGTTGTATGCGCGGGGCCGCACGACACCAGGGAAAAAGGTAACGAACGCCGCTGCCGGTCACAGTAACCACAATTTCGGTATCGCTTTCGACCTCGGAATTTTTCGCGGCAAAGAGTATTGCGAAGAACATCCGCTGTATCACGAGCTAGGCACGCTCGGAAAATCGCTCGGCATGGAATGGGGCGGCGACTGGAAATTTGTTGACGAACCGCACTATCAACTACGTCCGCATTGGGCGAAGGGCATGACTGAGCGCGATATGCTTGCCAATTTACGAAATCGTGTATCGAAAAAAATAGACGTTCTTGCTTGAAAAAAAAGAGACAACCGACGGTTGAATCGGAGCGCACGGAGGCACTCGCAGAAGCGAAGCGGCTTCTGTCGGAGCATTATGATTGCGGCTTCACCATCGTCTCTTGGGAGCAAGCAGGCGAGACCATGCACGGCGAGTTTGTCTTCGGAAACAAATACGCTGTCGAAGGACTCGCAGGCGACTCTTTCAGTATTTTATTCCCAGACTTGGAAGAAGAAGTTCCTGTAGCCTGGAGGCTGGACCACGCTTCGCGTCACAGGCGTAGCAACAATTGCGCTTACGGACGCGCTGGCCCCTGTAGTCGTATTGACTCGGCTAGTGTCGTGGCTCGCCGTTTGAAAACCCACCAACAAGAAGAGTGGCAGCACGACTCGCACACCGCAATTGCCGTCACTCCGAGATACAGCGCCCGAGATTGAAGATCCATGCACTCGTAACGCACGTAGGATTGTTCTTGGTGCGTCACGGGATGCTGCGGAACGTAGCTCGGCGTCGTTCTCGATTGATTTCGCAGCTATTTAGAGCTAGGTGGATGCAAGTTTATCCACGGGTATATGTATAACGAGCAGGCTATTAAACATCACGCGGAGACCTACGGCCAATGCGTGATTGCGCACCTGCACCGCGTAGGCTGGGAACGCGCACGCACGCTCGACGGCGCGAGTGGATACTGCGTTCGATATGGAATACGCAAGCACGCGCCGCGCAACATTTGCCTGGTCGCAGGGCTTCGCGTTCGGGCATTACAAGGACAACTCTATAAATATAAATTTATGCGAACGAAAAATAAATCAGCCGTGGCTGTTGCCGATTTAGAAAAAGCTTGGGCGGCTTTTTACGATTCAACAAAAGTCGAAAACGAGAAGGAACTCGCCAAGCAAGGCTGGAAGACTATTCGCGCTATTGCCGAAGAGTCGAAATTGACCGTCGCCGCGATTTCTTGCCGAGTTGAAACTGCGGTCGGGAAAGGGATTCTTGAAACAAAAAAGGCAACAATACAAACGAATCAAGGCATCCGCGAGGTTAATTTATACCGCCCAACATAGTTAGATTTTATTATGTGACTTGGTTTCTATCCAAGCCGCAGATGCGCTCTAGCATTGGTTGAGCGCATATGTAAAGACTTTTTCACAGATTTATTTTCGCACTTCGTGAAAATTTTTCTTTTCATCTTTTATGAGATGAATGAGAGTCTGCACATCGAACGGGATGAACCCGAACGACAGAAACCAAAACAGAAAACCAAAAATGAAAATCAAAGTTGCACTAAATACTAAAAGCCGCGAACTCTCCGACTCCCTAGACAAAGTAAACGGCAAGGCTAGATCAGCCACAGCATCAGCAATGGACATTCTTAACGCGACAGAAATCGCAGAGAAGCAACTCGCCGCATTCGGTATTTCCAAGTCCTCAAGAATCGGCGCGGAACTCACATATACATCCGGCGGATCGGTTGCAAAAGCTTACAAGTATACACGCATAGCAAATCGTATTAAGGCAGTTCGTGGCGGCTCGTTCTGGTATGTGACCAGCATCGAGCGTGTCGAGCTTTTCCCGAATCAAGACGGCGGCATCAAGGTCGGCCTAAACGCCGAGCAGGAAAAAACGGCACTGAGCCAAGTGCGCAGCAAATTCTACAACATCTAATTTTAAATATATGGAACCTATCAATTTCTTAATCTTGTTCGCCGTCTGCATCACCTCGGCATTTGCCGGTGGCTACGTCCTCGGAAACATGAAAGCCCACAGCGAGACCGAAAAGTCTCGCCGCTGGTGGATGAACCGCCAGATCCGCAGGGAGCGCGGGGAATGACTGCAGAGGAGTTACATGACGCAGAATGCGAGTTCACCCGCAGCCTTCTGTGCGGAATGATCCAACAGGCCGTTGCCGACCTGCAAAGCGAGAAAGTGTACATGACAAAACAGCTGAACGAGGCGCAAGAACTTGACCGAGAGTCGGCAATCCACTTCATAAAATCAAAAGCATTCCAAGGCATCTGCGACGTGTTATCACTTCCAGCCGACAAAATAAAAACAAGGGCATTAAAAAATGATACTCTCACTAGACCCAGGAACGACTCACAGCGCATTCGTACAATTCGACCACGGAAAGATAGTTGACCATGGTCACTTGCCGAATGCCGAGATCCGCCAAATTCTTATCGGTCGCGAATATGACCGCGTGGCCTGCGAGATGATCGCATCTTACGGAATGGCGGTCGGTGCTTCGACCTTTGAGACGTGCGTCTGGATCGGACGATTCATCGAGGTTGCTAGGGTTGAAGTGGAACTAATCTATCGGAAAGATATCAAACTTTTTCTCTGTGGCACGATGCGAGCCAAGGATGCCAATATCAGGCAAGCCTTGCTCGACAGGATCGGGCCGCATGGAACAAAGGCCCAGCCGGGGCCAACCTACGGCATAAAGTCCCACACTTGGGCGGCACTCGCTGTGGCCGTATTCGCAGCGAACAACAACAAAAAATAAGAAAACATAAATATGAAACCAACAACTGAAAACGTAACAATCAAAGCACCGAATATCGTGAAAGCACGATTTAAAATCCAAGGCACAGCACCATATGTGCAACTGAGATTTTCGGAAAAGGCGATCAACACCATGATCGAAAAGCACAAGCTCGGAAGCCAAGCGAACAAAAAGAAAGCCAAGGAAGCACGCGACTTCGACGCAGATTTTCTAGCGGCAAAGCACGTCAGTGATGAAGGCTGGGACGGAATACCAGCAGGAGCATTTCGCAACGGTCTCATTTCGGCCTGCCGATTGGTAGGGTTCAAAATGACGCTGGCCAAGCTCTCGATCTTTGTGGAAGGCGATGGATTTGATAAGATTGATGCAGTCCCGCTGATTAAGATCAACGGAGTTTCCGAGCCTCACATTATGCACGCTCGAAATGCAACCGGCGTCTGCGACATCCGGGTGCGCGCTAAATTCTGGCCTTGGTCGGCTGACGTAAATATCAGCTACGATTCCGACCAATTCACATCTACGGACGTGGCTAACCTACTCCAACGAGTCGGTCAGCAGGTCGGCATCGGCGAAGGTCGCCCAGACTCCAAGATGTCGGCAGGCATGGGCTGGGGCACGTTTACACTAGCTAACGAATAATATGGATTTCGCCACGGCGACAACACAACCCGCAGCGGATTCCGTGGAATCCGACTGCAACCCTACGCAGGCTGGGCAAGGCGAGGCCAGGCGTGGCACGGCGGGGCGAGGCCCGGCACGGCAGGCGAGGCCAGGCGAGGCAAGGCTGGGCGAGGTCTGGCAAGGCAGGCGGGGCGTGGCCAGGCAGGGCCCGGCGCGGCTCGGCAAGGCAGGCGCGGCATGGCAAGGCATGGCG